TTAAAATTAGCGATTCAAACTGATAACCCCGTTGTTGAACAAAAAATGCGGGAAATGATTGCAAAGCAACAAAAAGAATATGAAGAAGCTACGACATTTTTGGATAATGCTATACTTTGCGGAGATGATTGGTGGAAAGTTAAAGTATGGAGCGATTCAATTGGAGGGTAAATATATGGGATGATTATTAATACTCACATAATTGAAAATAAATTTAGATGTAAAGACAAGCGTATTGAAGAATATCTTATGTTTAAATGCCATATCCCCATATTGGGATTTGACGAAAAATATTTTTATTTTGCACATACAGTTAGGTTAGAAGAGTGTTTAAAAAGAATGCCCTTAAAGTTGAAGATATTGTTGTGGCTTGAGAGGAGGTAAAAATTGGTACAAAAATTAAGTTTTACAATTGAAAATGCTGAAATGATTCGGGAAAATCCCGATTCTAACTTCGCCCTTTTAAATTTGGACTTTTTTGCTTCCGGAGATAATCTTCACGACCTTTACGTTTCCGAGGAAACATTATTAAAAACAGCAGACACTATTAAAAACTGTCCTCTTGTTTGGAAATATGATAAAATACTTGATGATAGTTATACACATGACCCCGACGAGGTTCCCTGTGGTTTTGTTCCAGAAGGAGTAACAATAAGCAATAAGAAATTAGAGGATGGTAGAACAATGTTGTCCACTGTTGCTTATGTATGGAAAAGATATACTGGTCCTCTATTAAGTATATTTAAACGTGATGGTGGTAAAAAGCCAGTTAGTGTAGAAATGAGTGTATATAAAACTAAGAAAAAAGAAGATGGAAAAACAGAACTCCTTGATTTTAGATATGAAGGCATAACTGTTTTAGGAAGTTATGTTACACCTGCTATACCTATGGCTAATGCGAGTATTTTATCTTTTGCGGAAGAATATGAAGAAGATTTAGAAAAAGAGTTTTCTTTCACAGAAATTATAATTCCGAACAAAATAAGATATAATGCAGAAAAAGGCTTGGAACTTCGTAAGGAAAGTGGGGGAGGAACATCTACAGGTCTTGCTTTTGCCCGTTATTTAACTAATAACAAGTTAATAACTCCGGAAAAAGTAAGAGAAATAATGAATTATTTTTCTACACATAAATACACCAAAGATGAAATAGATTGGCTTCTTTGGGGTGGAGATTACGCAAAGGAATGGGCTGAGAAAATGTTAGAAAGAATAGACTAAAGAGATTGTTACATTTCCCTATAAGTCTAAAGAGGATATTAATCCGGCTTTAAAGGGTATAACCCCTCCCGTTTCTCTAGCTCAAGCCAATGCGATTGCTAAACAAGCAGATTCGATTGGTATAGACAAAGAGAAAAACGGTTGGGCTATTGCTATTAGTTCGTTCAGAAAGACCCATCATGTAGAAGATGGTAAATGGGTAAAGAACGAAGGTAGTACAGCAAAAGCATCTGCTGATGTGCAAGATGCTGTAAATTTTACAGATAAGGAGACAACTATGACAGAAGAAGAAAGAATTGCTGCTGAAAAAGCAGAAGCAGAAGCTAAAGCTAAGGCAGAAGCAGATGCAAAGTTTGCTGCTGAAAAAGCAGAAAAAGAAGTCGCAGAAGCAAAAGCAAAAGCAGAAGCAGATGCAAAGTTTGCTGCCGAAAAAGCAGCAGCAGATGCAAAAGCAAAAGCAGAAGCAGAAGCTAAAGCAAAATTTGCCGCTGAGGAGGAAGAGAAAGCCAAAGCCGCAGAGGAAGCAAAGAAAAAGTTAGAAGAAAAGAAATTTGAATTTCCTATTGAGAAATGTGCTGAAATGTTCTCAGAAGATGATGATGAAGATGATGTGAAAATGGCTAAAGCAGAAGTTGCTAAAGGCAAAGAAGCAGATTTCGGAGTTGTTATGAATGGTCTGTTTGCAAAAATCGAGAAGCTATGCAATAAAATGGCATTAATGGCAGAAGATAAAAAAGCATACATGGCTGAGAATGAAGAGCTAAAGAAATTCAAGGCAGAGTTGGAAGGACAACAAAAATCCTTTGCAATCGATGAAACTCTAAAAGAACTTTCAGCAGCCGTATATCTCCCTGATGAGGTTAGAGCAGAGATGAGAGCAGAAGCTGAAAAATATACTTTAGAGAATATCGAAACATGGAGAAATTATTGTAAAGCGAAATCATTCGACTTTGCACTCAGAATGCCCAAAAATCAGGGCGTTATAGAAGTTGGACTACCTTTCGGTGGTGCAACCAAGAAACAAAAAAGCCTTTGGGACTAAAACCAAGGTTATATTGATTTAATTAAAAACAGGAGGTTTTTATTATGGCTTATCACGCAGTTTTAATTCCAGCACAAATCGCAGCAATGAACATCGATTCTTTGAATAGAAGCGTTATTGATTACGGTTCTAGTGCTTCATCAATCGACAACGGAAATGTTGTATTAATGGGTGCGCAGCACACTTCCGGTAGTTTAACAGAAGTATTTGAGATTTCTCAACCAACTTCTGCTTCCCCTACTGGTTGTTGGATGGCATATTCCGGAGACGAAATCATTCTTACGGATGCTAAGTATAAAGGGTTAGACCCTGACCCACGTAATTTCACTAATGTTGCAAGCAAGGTATTTTCTGCTTACAGACCACAGGTAGGTGATATTATCGTACTCACAGACGAGGCTTTCTCGAATAGCTACTCAAGTCACACTTACGCATGTGCACAATCAGATAGTTACAAACTATTGTGGGTTAATGATGCTCGTTCAACAGGTCTAGCTTATAAATATATTGCAACAACATATATTTCTCTTGCTACTGGTGCTATCGATGACCAACGTGAAACCGCATACAAGCTCGAATGCGTTTCTGTATAATTTTTTGAAAAAAGGAGATAATATATTATGAAAATCCCAAATCAAGTACTTAGTTTCGCAGGTGAACCAAACTTAACACCTTATAAAATGTTCGTTGATTATTGGAATCATTATCGTGCTCTTAACGGTGCGAAGAATGTAGAATATCAACAGAGCACAGTTACAGAAGAAGGAGCTATTGTTCCTTTGACCTTTTCAGAAAAAGAGGAAAAATTAAACGCAGCTTTAAAGCGTGAAATTATGCGTGTAGCTGGCGTTCAGAACTTCGAACAATTCCCTCTAGAGACTTGGGCAAATCACCCTACTCTTAAGTGGGCAACCTTCGCAGTTATTTCTGCAATTATTGATATGATTCTTCCAGATACCATTATTGATAGTATTGGACTTTATTCTGAAGTTCGTACAATCGGTTGGGGAGACTCAGCAGCTTTCGATGTAAGCCCTCGTGACTTATTCATCGTTTCAAAAGCTGGTCGTAGCAAGAGAACAACCGAACTCCACAAGCAATTCAAGGGACAGGTAACTGTCATTCCTGAACCTCGTGAAATGACCGTGTTTGTTTCTCTTATGAAAGTTTTAGCAGGAAAAGAATCATTAGCAGAGTTTGTTATGAAGATGACTCGTTCATTCGAGACTCAATTCGCAAATGATGTTTATGATGCTTTCTATGCTGCAATAGAAGGTGTTGACAGCAGCGCCGACGGTTTGAAAGTCGCTGGCTATACTCAATCCGAGTTTGTTCGTCTTTCACAAACTGTTGCCGCATGGAATGGCGGGGCAAAACCCGTTGCTATTGGTACTCAACGTGCCTTGGCAACCATTCTTCCAGCTAACGCTAACTATCGCTATGATTTAGAGAGCGAATATGTAAAGGTTGGTTATTTACGTAACTTCCAAGGAACCGATATTATGGTTCTACCACAGGTTGCTGATTGGACCACACCTTTTGGTTTGAAGTTATCTGATAGTCGCATTTGGATTGTATCACCTTCTTCACAGAAAATCGTGAAGGTTGTATTGGAAGGCTCAGTGCTTTCATACACCAGTGATGTATATGCAAATGCTAACTTAGTCCAAACCTCAACCTTAATCAAGAGTTGGGGCACTGCTATTGCTACAAACGCAGTAGCTGCTGTTATTACTTTATAATACAATCTTATAGGAATGGGGGTGGAAACACCCCCTCCTAGAAAATATTGAGGAGAAAAATGGTTACTAAAACTTCTGTAAAGCTTTCTGCCGATGAAAAAAAAGAAATCGAAGCATTGAAAGCAAAAATTGCTGAATTAGAAAGTGAAAGTATCGATAAAAAAGAAGATACCAAGATTCAGCTAGACGAATATATCCCTGTCATGAGCTTGATACCTTTTAGGCTCAACCTTTCTACAAAAGAAATGGGGTCAGGTGATATTAAGAAATTTACTAAATTTGGTGAGGTAAAAAATATCCTTTATAAAGATTTAGTAGATATAATAGAAGTCCACTCTAATTTTATGGAGGCTGGATATTTTTATATCTTAGACCCTCGTGTTATAAGACAACACGGATTAGATGAAACTTACTCCAAAATATTAACAAAGGAAAAAATAGAAGAGATACTATTTAATACAAACTCTGAATATTGTGTAGACCTTTATAATTCAGCCAATCCAGAACAACAAAAAATAATTGTTCAATTGCTTGTCAATCAGTTAAAAAATGAAACTTCTACTGTAAACTTATATACAGTGGATAGAATTTCTAGATTATCAAAAATTGACATTACAAAAAAAGCAGAAGAAGAAAAATTGTTGCAAAAAGAACTGGCTGAACAAAATCAACAATAATAATTAAAAAAGGAGGTCAAATGGGAACTTCTTTAAACGAAGTATATGACGTTTTTATGATGACTGTTACTGATTATAGATTAATAGACCTCTTTAACGAATCACAAGAAGATTTTGAAAATTATCTTCAAGCATGGTTGAGATATGCCATTAACGATTTTAAAAAAACATGTGACCAAAGTTTAATCTTTGATTATACTACAAAATCATTTTCTGTTGATTTAAGTGAAGAAAATAAAATTGCTTTGGCTACTCTCATGATGAAATGGTGGCTTCAAAAAGAAGTAAACAATGTAACACAATTTAACCTACATATCACGGATAGAGATTTCAAAATGGCATCGGAAGCAGCAAATCTAAAAGAGAAAACAAACTACCTGAATGTAGTAAAAGAACAATGCTCCCAAATGTTAATTGATTATGGTTATGAAAAAAACGCATGGAGTGATTGGTTTAATCAAGAGTATGAGGGGGTGTAAATATGATTGGAATATATTGCATAAATAACCTCTATAATAATAAACGATATATAGGAAAATCTATTAATATAGAAGATAGATGGAAATATCATAAAAAAAAATTAAAGAAAGGAAAGCACAATAATTCCCACTTGCAAAAAGCTTGGGAAATATATGGAGAAAAAAATTTTGGATTTTCAATAATTCAAGAATGTTCTGAAAATAATCTAAATAATTTAGAAAAATATTGGAGCACTTTTTATAATACGGAAAATCCTGAATTTGGATATAATATAAGAGAAACAGGGCGAGGGGCAAGGCATTCTAAAGAGACAAAAGAAAAAATGAGAATAGCAAAAATAGGAAAGCCTTTTTCGGATAAGCATAAAGAAAATCTATCTAAAAACCATGCCGATTTTTCTGGAAAAAACAGTTGCTGGTTTGGAAAATCTTTTTCAGATGAGCATAAAAGAAAACTTTCAGAAAATCATGCTAATTTTTCTGGAATAAATAGTCCATCTCTGTGTAAAAAATATCCAAATGCATCTTCTAAATATTATGGTGTTTCTTTTAATAAAAATTCTAAAAAATGGATAGCNTGTGTATATTATAATAACAGTAGAAACTTTCTTGGATATTTTGATAACGAATATGATGCGGCATTATCTCGTGATAATTATATCATAAAAAATAGATTAAATTATCCATTGAATTTTCAGGAGGTCGGCAATGTATCAATATAAATATATCCCCTCTGCTATAGCGGCAGCAGCAAAAAAGGGCGCAGACCCAAAAGAGCAATACATTGATTTATTCCAAAAAACCATGAATGAACAGTTTTTTAACTCATCAGACTGGTGGACAATACAAGAAGAAACATATGTTGGTTCTCGCTCATATAAAAATATAGATGTTCGTATAACGCACGTTATAAATGCAGAAACGGGTTTAAAACTCGGAGATGATTGGAAAACAGTATTATTTCAAGATGTAAATCATCCTATAGAATTAGGAAAATATTATGTATTTGATAATAATACTTGGCTAGTAATAAACACTGAAAAGATTAAAAATCTTACAGGAACATGCACTATTCGAAGATGTAATAATACATTAAGATGGATTGATGAAATAACAGGTGTTTTTTACGAAGAGCCATGCGCAATTGAATATCTGGTAAAAGAGCCTAGAGATTATATAACACAAGGTTCTCCTTTTCCTACTCCGGGTGGTTTTTTGCATATCATAACTCAATTAAACGAAAGAACTGGAAAAATAAACGAAAATCAAAGATTTTTGTTTGGAAATAGAGAACATTGGACAGGCTATAAAGTAACAGGAACTGGTATAAACGATTTTACAAATGCAGAAACCTATAACAATGAAAGTTCTCCTATATTAGTACTAGATATGAGCGCTAATTTTGTTAATGATGAATTAGATGATATTGTTAATGGAATTACTGATGTTAATACAAATCTTTATACAATTAGTTTAAGCAGCGGAAATATACAAGGTTCTCCCTTGGATACAATATGGTTATTTGCAAATGTTACTTATAATGGTAATAATGTTATTCGTCAAATAGAATGGAAAAGTTCTAATGTATCAATAGCATCGGTTAATGGAAATAGCGGCAGTGCTTTAGTTACTTTCAATACGAATGGAACTTGTATAATAACAGCTTCTGTTTATGGCAATCCTGTTAATGATGTTTGTTATGTAACTGTTTCTGCAAGTCCTACGGTAAATACTGAAATATTAATAAGTCCAAATATAAACTATATATTAGAAGGAAAAGATAGGACGTATTCGGTTTATTTATATGAAAATAATATTGTACAATCTGGTTCATTTGTTATCACATGCAACGGTAGCAATGTTCCTTTAACTAGTTATACATTCACTCAAACAGACGGAAATCATTTTAAGGTTTCAAACATACTAAAAAATGTAGAATCTTATATAGAAATACAATGTACAACTGGTTCTGTAATAGCTCCAAAAGAATTTGATATATATCTTCGTGGGGCGTGGCAATTCGATAATATATAAGGAGAAATACTATGTTTCCATTTACTCAAGATATTGGTGAATATGCTTATAATGACTTTCAAAACTTCAATCAAATATCATATAATTGTATAAAATATATGATGGTAAATAACGAATTAATTTGGAAATTATTAAAATATACTACACCCGATGCTTGGAATAAAGAAAATCTAACACAAGAAGAAAAAGCAAAATTAATATATGCAGGACAGCAAGATAGTTCTAAGTTTAATGTTTTTATGGACGGAAAGCAACCCGATGTTTTGGTAAACGAAATATCAATGGTTAGGATAATGCCTCATTATGTTATGGGTCTTAATCGTACTGTTGGTCTTATAGAAGTGAGCATGGAAGTATTCTCTCATTATAAAATAAACCATCTTTCTAATTATACAACTCGTATTGATACTATTGCCGGAGAACTTCTTTGTCTCTTTAACGGTACAAATATGGGAACATTAGGTTTGATGGCTATCGACAGAATGATAGACCAAAGCTCTCGTCTGTTTCAGGCTGGACAAATACCTTTTGGTGGAAAACAAATAGTATTCGCAACTTACTCGGCATAAAAAAATGGATATTACATATTATGTTACATATGATTTACCTGTTCCATATAAAAATATAGAATTATATCCGGTAACAGTAAAAGATTATTTGCTTTTTAATGTTTATGCTCAATGCTTAAATATGGATAAAAACAGTATTCCGGACCCAAATATAATATCAATGACTGATTTGGAATATATTTTCTATTTGCTTGATAAAGATTTAGAGAAGCCTTATCTTTTGTGGTTTGATAGATTGCTTTCTCTATGTTTAAAAGATGAGAGTTTTAAAGAAATAGAAAAAAGCATAAGTAGATTTAACTATGATGATGAAACTAAAAAACCATTTTTTACTATCAAAGAAGATAAATATAATTCAGAAGATTTTGAAAAAATGAAAGAAATAATAGCAAAACAAAATTTAGTAGAATTAATAGATGAAAATATTTCAAAAGAAGTTAGAGATTCTTTAGAAAAAGCTAAAGAATATAAAAGAAAAATATCTGGTATAAAACCCGCTTCTTTTGAAGATTATATTATTTCTCTTTCTACCGTTACAGGATGGACTTTTGATTATATATATTCTATGACTATAAGAAAATTCTTAAAAAGTATAAGAAGATTAGATAATTTTATACATTATAAAATATATTTATCTGCTTCTATGTCGGGAATGGTTGAGTTTAAAGATAAGTCTTTTATCATACATTGGTTATCGTCTATAGACGATGAAGATATATACAACGATGTTTCTATAGACTTGGAAGAAATCCAAGAGAAAGTATCGTTTGAAAGTGCTAAAAAATAGCATTTATTAAAAAATTCAGGAGGTTTAAAATTATGGCAATTAAAAAGTTTTTAACAAGTGTAGCAGATGTTTATGGCTATGATAATAGTGATAATCTGCTTTTCATAGCAAAAACATTGCTAGACAGTTCTATTGAAGTTTCTCTAGGTTCAGCACCTGTACGTGGTGGACGTGGTAATCAGTTGCTTTATACTTACTATCACACTGCGGAAATGAAGTTTAACTTAACAGAAGCACAATGGAACTTAGAATTATTGGGAGCAACAGTTGGTACAGATTATACATTGGGTAATTTCTATACAGAAGAAACTATTGTAGTTACAGCCAGTTCCGGTTCGGTATCTGAAACACCACTTGCTTTCACAGGTACTACAATATATGGTTGGGCAACTTCTCCTTTAGGTGTTACTCAAAGGGTTACATTTAGCGGAAAAGTATTCACTGTTACTGGAACAGAAACAAGCGGAAATTGGTGTGTACGCTATTACACTGCTAATGTTAGCTCTGGAAAGAGTATTACTATTAAAGCAAGTATGATTCCACAAGTTGTGAAACTAGTTATGGAAACTCAACTAAATTCTGCCGATGTTACTACAAACAAAATTGGTATTGTACAAATCATCGTGCCAAGAGCACAATTATCAGGCGCTTTCACTATTTCGATGAAGGCGGATGGTGTATCTAATACTCCTTTGACTGGTACGGCTCTTTCCTATACACCCTCTGGCACTGCTACAGACCCATGTGTTGTTGATTCTTATTATGCAACAATTACAGAAGTTATCGACAATACCAATTGGTATGATACTGTTGCAGGTTTATCTGTTGCTGGTGGAGCATTATCGCTGAGTGTTGGAGAAAGTACGACATTGGTTGTTTATGCTGTACCTTATACAGGTAGTTCTTTCAAAGTTTCAAATTCATATCTTGATTTTAGTAGTAGCGCTGCTACTTCTGCGTCAGTCGGATTACACACCGGATTAGTTACCGCTGGTTCCGCATCTGGTTCAGCAACAATTACTATTGAGGTCACTTCGGCTTCTTCAATTAGTACATCTGTAAATGTTACAGTATCTTAATTTAATATACGAATAAAATTTATTCTGTATATTTTCGGAGGCTAAATGAACAAGAAAAGATTTATAGAAAATTCAGATGAAGAAATAGAAAAGACAGAAGATATTATAATCGAAGAAGATATTAATAACGAAACAGAAAAAATCGAAGAAACCATTAACAGCGACCCTAATTTTGGGAGAATCCCTTTCAAGGTTCATAGGAATTATGGTAAAGAATTGGTTTTGGTAGACAATAAAGGAAACGGAATTAGAATTCCCACACCCGAAAAATATAAAGATATAAAAACTGGCGATACAGTTTATCTATAAAGAAGGAGGAATGAATTATGGCTTTAACTACTACACAAATTTATAATTTGAATAACTCAATGTCCGCTGCACAGGATGTATCCCTAGGAACGTTATTAGATGCTTATGCTTCTAATAAAGTTATTAGTGGTTCTTTTGTCCCTGCTGCCGCAGTTACAGAGGTGGTTACGGGATTAACAACCGTAACAAACGCTGTAGTTTGCTTATCGGGTAGCCCTTCGCTCACCCATGCGTGGACTACCGTTGTTACAGGAAGCATAGCAGGACACGTACTTGTTTACTGCTGGCAACCAACTAACGCAAGCACAGTTACCCCGGTTGCGGGTACTGTATTTAACCAAGTAAATTGGATTGCTGTAGGAACATAACAGTATATTAAAATACACCGCTATTAGAGATGATGGCGGTGTATTTTTTATCTTTTTTTAAAAAATGGAGATATAATGGATAAAGTTAAATTGGAGATAAAGACTCCAAAAAATAAAACGATAGAGCACAATGGTACTGAAATAACGGTAATGCCGTTTTTAACCTTTGTACAACAAATGTTTTTAATCGAAAAATATGTTGAAGAATTTTTTGGTACTCCTGAACTCATAATAGAAATATCTGGATATCATTATTTAGAAGCACAAATAAAATTAATAAATCTTGTTTTTCAATTATGTACTAATATAGATATGGATGGTGTTGACGATGATATTTATGTTGACCATGCTTTGTGGCAAAAAGTAACAGACAATATTTTAAATTGGTGTGATTTTGAGAGAAAACTAGAAAAAGTTGTTTATGAAACAAGAGAACAAAAAAAATTAGATAATCAAATTGGAAAAGTAATTTCCGATTTAGTTGAAAAAGCATATAGTTTGCTAGATAAATTTTCCAGCATGAATCCAGAAGAGATTAAAAAAGCAGGAGAAACAGGTTTACAACTCATTAAGAGATTAGAGAAATCATCTGTACTTAACAACCCGGCTGATAAAGTTTTAATAGCAGAAAATGCGGGTTTAGTACCAAAAGAGCCAGTTAAAAAGAAAAGAACGAGGGCAAAAAAGGTAGCGGAATGATAAGTAAGATAGGTAAATTTAAACGTTCTATAAACGAAAGATGTCCTGAATGTGAAAGTATACTAGAGATTAGAACAATAGAAATAAAAGAAATACGTAACGGGGTTCAGGTTCTTGTTTCAGAAGAATATATCTCTTGTTCTAACAAAAACTGTAATTATACAAGAGAAATAGAACAAAAGAGAATTCGCAGAAAAGAAAATGATTTAGCCTTTTAAAACTGTTATTTTATTAAGGAGGTATATTATGCCATTAGAAAAATCTCAAGCATATGTTTCAATTGAGGGTTTGGGTGAAGCAAGCCTAGAGCAAATGGAAAACTGGTTTTTAGAAGAATTAAAGGCAGAAGATGCTGCGTCCGGAAAAGCCATAGGTTTTCCAAATAATTTTCCTGATGAAACTAAAAAAGCATTAACTGATTTTCACAATGAAACTTTAAACATGGTTGAAGAATTAATAAAGACCTATGTGACTTCAGATATGATGGTTGGTACTATTGAAGGACTCGAAGAACACGCCTATATAAAATTTGACCCGGGCAATCCTTTAAATGCAGAAAACGATGGCGAATTTGGTACATTTCTAGAAAGGACATTGTTTGGTGGAAGAGGTGACGATAGACCAACAGCAGATATTGATATATTTAGAAACCAAGTATTAGATATGAAAAAAGCGGTTGAGGTAAAAGCCAAAGAGGGGAGTAGAGATATAACCGCAGGTAGTATAACAGTATATGGTCTACCAGAAGTTTTAACTGATATAGAGTTAAAAACTGTTCATAATATTGCAATGGTATACAAAATGATGATAAAAATGCAGAATTTTTTATATTTAAATATGAAAAAAAATAATATTAAAGGGGAGCCTGTTCTTGGTTTTCGTGCTATGGTATTATATACTTCTTTATATTTGAGAGCACTTTATCGCATTATAACATATGGTCCTAGTAGTATGTATGGCTCTGTAAGCATTGATGTAAAACAACCTAAACAACCAACAAAAAAGCAACAGGCTGCTGGCAAACCAAAAAAACCACCAAGAATAGATAGACCTGAATATAATGAAGCCGCAGCAACATATAGTATACCTTATGATATTGAAATGAACTTTGACCATCATGGAGTTATTCTTAAAGGTATAGAAAATATAGCAAAATTATATCTAAGAAATACAAATATAATAGACGAATTACATAGTGGTGGAATTTCTGCGGCACAATTTTTTGGTAGATTAAGAAAAATAAATGGATTTTTAAAATTGGATTAAGGGGTATAGAAATATACCCTTTTTTCATTTCTAGGAGGTATAATGGAAAAATATATTTATGCATTAGATTTATCACAAAATTCTTCAGGAGTATGTATTTTTACCAATGATGGTCAATTTGTAAAAGCATTGACTATAGACACAAATGGCGAAAAAGAGACCAAGCTGAAACTAAAAATTATTGGAAACGAATTTAAAAAAATTGCTAAAGAATATCCTCCTGATATAATTGTACTTGAACAAGGTTTTACTTTATATAATCCGAGTACACAGGCTATTTTTAGAGTGCATGGTTTGGTAAATTTCTTATTTGCTGATTTTGAACAAATATATTACCCCGCATCTACTGTTAAAAAAGTGGTTGGAGGTAAAGGAAACATGAGTAAAGAAGAAATATATTATGCAATTAAAAATAAATATCCAAATATAAAACTTCAAAACTATGATGAATCAGATGCTTTCGCTGTTGGTCTTACCTTTTTTTTAAAGAATGGAATTATAAAATGGGAAGAAAAACGTTTAGAAAAATAATAACATCTAATGAACTGACTTCTCAAATAAATCCTGAAAACATATCTCTAATGAAAAAATTTCTAAAAGATAAATCAATTAGAACTAGTGGTAAAACAATTATAGTTTATGAATCTAATTTGATAATGTTCTTTACTTGGAACCTTTTGAATAATGATAACAAAAAATTTACAGACATTAAAAAACTAGAATTCTCTGATTTTTTTTCTTATGCATCTGATGAATTAAAATTAGGTTCAGCAAGATTAAATAACATAAGAAGTACGCTATCTTCTTTGTCCAATTTTATTGAAAAATTTTTTGATGAAGAATATCCAACTTTTAGAAATGTAATTTTAAATGTTATAGAATCATCCCCAAAAGAAATGCGTAGAGAAAAAACAATTTTAACAGACGAACAAATTGAAAAACTATTAGAATATTTAAAAGAACGAGATAAGCAACAAGCCTGTTGGCTTGCCCTCGCCGTAACCAGTGGAGCTAGATTTGCAGAACTTTTAAATTTTGAAATTGATTTAATCGATGAAAATAGGACAGCTTTTGGAGATTTGTTTCTGGAAACAACCCGGCAAATTAAAACAAAAGGCAGGGGTAAATCAGGTAAATTGCTCTATAAATATATTCTTAGAGAAAAATTTCTACCCTTTTATCGAGAATGGGTAAAAGAAAGAGAAAATAATTTAAAAAAAAAGAAATTAAACCATAATTATTTGTTTATAAAACAAGACGGAAACCCCGCTACAGGTGCAACGATTCGGGGTTGGATTGATGGTTTTGAAAAATATTTAGGTGTGCCTTTTTATGCACACGCATTACGTCATTATTTGGTAACTTTATTTTCTAAAAAAAATATACCTCCTTTCCTAATAAAGGAAATTATGGGGTGGAGTAGTTTAGAAATGGTTCAACTTTATGATGATTCCTCTATGAAAGATAGAGAATATGAGGAACTAAAAGGTTTAAAATTATAGTTTTATTGCATTATTAAAGGAGGTTTTATATGGCAAGAGCAGGAATGACCATTAATTACAAGACAAGGGTTGACCTTGCCGGAGTTCATCAGGGTATATCTGATGTACAAAAAGCAGTTAAGGAAAAGCCATTAGAACTTAATATTAAAAGCACTGGAAAAATGAGCACTCAAGTAGGGGATGCTCAAAAATTCTTTAAAGAAATAGAGAATGGTGCTGTAAATATTGAAAAATTAACTGTAAAATATCAAAAATTTAAGGAAATAGCAACTGGAAAAGAATTTAGAGTACCAGTCAGTGCCCTTAGAGAAGTACGTGACGCAACAGGCAAAGTAATTATTGAACAGGAAAATTGGAATAAGGAACTTGTAAAAACATATAAAGCCAATAAAGACCTCCAAGCAACAGGAACATCTACAGCTACAACCAATATGGGTGCTGCTGCTAGAAAAGCAACGTCTGATTTTAATGCAATGTCAAAATCATTAGATGGAAATGTAAAATCTGCGGATACATTTTTGGAGAAATCTAAAAACATGTCCGGAAAACAGGTTGAAAATGCTAAAAAAGTAGCCTTGGCTCTTAAAGCAGAGAAAGCAGAATTTGATAAACTTTTTGGTGCACCCGGAAAAAAAGATTGGGATGCTATAGCTAAAAAAGGAGAAGAAGTAAGAAAATTATCACAAGAATTTGAAAAATTGAAAGGCGCTACTGCTGCCGGAGCAAATGTATTTCAAAATTGGGGCGAGAGAATGTCAAATGCCATTAAACAGACAATCTCTTATGGTCTCTCTATACAATTGGTAAGAAAAGCACAAGAATTGCTCAATGATGCTGTTAGATATGCTATTGAATTAAACAAACAGATGGTTAATATTCAAGTTTTGCAGGTTGAAGGAGCAAAAACAGACGATGATATAAGAGCTTTAGCACAATCATATAATGAATTAGCAAAGGCTATGGGAGCATCAACGTTGGAAGTTGCTAAGGGTAGTGTTGAATGGTTAAGACAAGGTAAAACTATTGAAGAAACACAAAAACTTTTGAAATCAACCATGTATCTTTCTAAGTTAGGTGCAATGGAGTCTGCCGACGCTACCAATTATCTTACTGCAATTACAAATGCTTTTGGAATACAAGCTGGTGATACAGTAGGAGTTGTTGATAAATTAATAGCTGTAGATAATATTGCAGCTACTAGTGCAGGAGAACTTGCTACTGCTATGAGATATACTTCTGAATCAGCGCAGATTGCAGGAGTTAGTATGGAGCAGTTGATTTCTTATATAGGTACTGTTTCTACTGTTACCAGACAAAATGCTGAAATGATTGGTCAAGCATTTAAAACCATGTTTGCTCGTATGACCCAAATACAAGGTGGGGGACTAGACGAAACAGGTATGTCTATTAGTAAAGTAGAGAAATCACTACAAGGAGTAAATATTGCTCTAAAAGAATCAGATGGAACTTTTCGTGGTATGGGTGATGTTCTCGAAGAGATTGCTTCTAAATGGGATGTAATGACAGAAAGAGAGCAATTTGAAATTGCTACTGCTGTAGCAGGTGTACGTCAAAAAGAAGCTTTCCTTGTTTTAATGGATAACATGGGTAAAGCATATGAGTATCAAGCAGCACAAGTTAATGCTACAGGTTTAGCTCAAGAACGTTATGGAATTTATTTAGAAAGTGTTGAAGCAAAACAGGGCAAAGTAAAAGCCCAAATGGAATCTCTATATACTAAAACAATAAATTCTAATACAGTAAAAACTGTATTAGATTTAGCAAATGGTATACTATCACTTACAAATGCCATCGGTGGGCTTGGTCCACTTCTTATAGTGGCAATAGGATTATTAATAACATTTAAAGGCGCTGAAATTGCAAGCGCAATTGCATCATCAGAATTTGCTATTGCTTTAACAATGGATATTATTCCGGCTATTGAAAGATATATATGGGCTTTAGTTACGGGAGCATCAACAGCAGGTATATTTACAGCATCTATTCCTGTTATAGGACCTATTCTTGTAGTAGCAGGTTTAGCTATTGCTGCTTTTACTGCTTTATTAGACCATCAAAATAAGAAATTGCAAGAAGCCAAAGATACAGTTGATGCATATATTACTAAGATGGCAGAATTACCAAATGTACAAAAATCTGCCAACGAAGTTCTTCAAGAAATAAAAGATTTAAAAGTAGAGGAAGTGAAAGCCGGAGGAAGGTTGCCTTCAGAAGATGCAGAAAAATTAGCTGACGCTTATGAAAGATTACAAAAGATACTTCCTAATTTAGATTGGTCTTGGACAGAGGGGAGACCTTCTCTCAAAATGGCTTTAGACCAACAAACTTTAAATGCTGCAATAGAAGAGGGAACATTTTTAACAAAAGAACAAAGAGATGCATTTTTAATTTACCTGAAAGATTCAGAAACACAATATAAATCAGCAAAAGACAAATTAGAAGCAAATATAGAAACACAAACCATATTATCTGGCGCAGAAGAAGCTTATCGTACAGGAAGCTTAAAAGGATATACAGATTATATGGCAAAAGTAAGAAGAGAATATCAAACTCTTCCGAAAGCAGCAAAAGAGGGTTTTGTAGCAGCAAGCCAAATACTCGACCAAATAGATGTAGCAAGTGCTGTTGGTTCAGAAGAATGGACAGGCTATATAAGAAGCGCTTTGTTAGATGCCAGTGATGCTGTATCAGCCGATAAAGGAGTAATTTCTGGATTTCAACAAATGTTTTCAAGGCTAATAAGCTTGGGAATAGACCCTGCAACAAAAAAACTAAGAACTTGGCTTAGAATTATTGCTGATTTGCTTCCTAAGAATACTTTGCTTCAAGATACTATAGACCAACAAATTGCTGATTTAGAGAATGCTCAAAAAGGTTGGGATAAAGGGCAAGCAGATATGGAAGCCGCTGAAGCTAAAATGGCAAGAGAAGAAGCGGAGCGTATAGCAAAACAAAACGAAATAAATGGTCTTTATGAAACACAAATTAAACTAATAAAAACAATAAGAGATGGTGTCATAAATATTAAAAAGATTATAGCTGACACATCTAAAAGCGAAGATGATGTAGCCTCCGCAATGTCAGATTTTGTAGGTCAAATAAATAATTTGGGAATAGAAGGACTTTCAGTAGGAGTAGAACAGTTTTGGAATGTTCAAAAACAGGCTTTTGACCCTGAATTACTTACCACTTGGGCAGAAGGAATATTGCGAGATAAAGATTTAATGCAGGAACTAACAGAAGCATCTCCACAATTAGCTGCTGCTATAATTGCTGCCACAGATGATGCAATATATGCTATGAACAATTTGGAATCAGAAATTGTACAAGCATTTTGGACAATAACAGAAGCCAATGGAAAAACAACATCCTTAAACAAAGAACAATTTTCTGATTTAGTTAGTTCAACAGCAAGTGATTTATGGTCATTAATTGAACAAGAAAACATAGCTCTGACAACCTCTCAAGGTCAAGTTATAACATCAGCAGAACAATTAAGAGTAGCATTACAAAATGGCTTAATAACATATGACCAATTAATAGTTCAACTGGCTGCTCATGGTAGTCAATATTTAGCCGCATTTAACCAATATATTCATCAATCTATCCAGTTTGCGGCAAATCCTACCAAATTCCTACCCCCTAGTTCTCCTCCTTGGGGAGGCGGAGGCGGAGGCGGAGGTGGTGGAGGTGGTGGAAATCCTCATAAGGCTGAAATAGACGCTATTGAGGACCACATAAAAGCACTACAAGAAGATAAAAAAGCTCTACAAGATAGGCTTAAAGAATTTAAAGAATATATTGCTGCACAAAAAGAATCTCTTCAACGTGCTAAAGAAGAAGAAGATTTTATTGAAGAGTTAGGCAAAAAACATAAAAAATTATCAAATTTAAAAGCACAAATTGCTTTATTGGCACTAGATGATAGTGAAGAAGCCCAAGCAAAAAGATTAGAGTTAGAAGAAGATGCTGCTGACCTAGAAACAGAAATAGCAGAGGATAAAGAAGATAGAATATACAACCTCAAGATTCAGGCACTAGATGATGTTGAGAAAGCATTTGAAGAAAGTATTCAAAAACAAATTGATGCAATAGAAAAATTAATAGATGAATTAAACAAACAAAAAGATGCTCTTAGCGATATGGCTAGTGGCGGTGGAGGTGGTGGTTCCTATCCCGGTTTAACTGCTGCTACTGAAAAATATAGCACAGATGCTCAAACAGTTCTTGGTTATGTTAAAAATAAACTCGGCGGTTTAATGGATGATTTAAATATTACCGATGATATACTTTTAGAACAAATTCAAACTTGGTTAGATTTAGGAATGACAATAGACCAAGCAACTGTAAAAGCTCAACAATATCTATTTCAACTTTATAAAATAAGAGAAAATGAAATACATCATAAAGAAGATAAAGGAGAAAGAGATGAAATACCCTCCGGCGGAGGTGGAGGTGGAGGAACTGGTTATAAACAAATACACGAAGGCGGTCTTATCGAAGAGCATCACAGCGGTAAATTCGCCGGAAGTTTAATGAGTAACGAAGTATTTGCTAAATTATTAAAAGGAGAATATGTTGCCACAGAAGGGCAAATGAACAACTTCTTAAAAAATATATTACCAAAAATTGCAACAGGAATAAGCGCACCTAGATTTTCACCTTTGGATGGCGCTAATGGCGGCAGTGGAAGTACAAATACAGGAGATATAAACTTCAATATGGAAATACATGTAGCTGGTTCTCTTGATAGAGCAGCGTTACCAGAATTAAAGAAAACTATAATGAAAGAAATAACCAAAACCCTCGAACAAAGAGGAATCAGAAGAACAGCCAATAGCTTTATTGTATAAGGAGGGTATATGGCAAATTTTTATGCATATGATTTTATGTACGATGACATTCCATCTCAAAGGTTCGATTTAAAAATAATAACATTTGAAGATGGTGGTTTGTTTAATGGGGTTGGAAGTTCAGACATTAATATATTAACCCAAAGAGTACTTAGGAAATCAACCCCGTATTATTTAGGTAGAACGCAGGAACCTGTACTTGAATTTCCTCTAACCTTTGGTACAGCGGCTCCAATCAGCGGTATGGACCGTGATATTATTTCTGCGTGGTTGTTCGGCAGGTCAGTATACAAAAAGTTATATATATTACAAGACGATTTAAATGGTGCATATTTTAATTGTTTTTTAACAAAACCAGAACCTCTTTATGTTGGTAATTTAAATTACGCTTTCCAATGTACAGTTGTTTGCGATAGTCCTTTTGCATATGCGCCTGAAAAATTTATTTCTGGTTCTATAGTAACATCTGGTTCTTATAATCTTTATAACAGTTCTAGTGAAGATGAATATTTATATCCAACAGTTAGTTTTAGAATAGTGGATGGTGAAATCGAATACCTATACGGAGTAGAGGTTGGATTTACCTTTTCAATTACAAATGTGACAGATTCGAATAGAATATTTTCTTTTGAGGGTTTAGCAATAGGGGATGAGATATATGTAAACAATGATTTACAAATAGTCTCCGGGTTAAATACTTCATCTGAACCTCCTGTTACACTAACGGGTTTATTAAATAAATTTATTGATAAAAAATGGTTAAGGCTATTGCCAAAAAATAATGTTATACTTATAGAAGGTCCAACCGTATCTTTTCAGCTTACGTGGTCAGAGAAATTAAAAATAGGAGGATAACCATGACAGGAATCCCAACAACAACTTTTGATTATTTTAACTTAGCAGAAATTCCAACTTTTACATTATGCAATCCAAATAAAGAACCACTATATACTTTAGGTACTATATCAGAAAGAACATATTCAGCCAAATTCAATACTCTTTCAGAAATATCTTTTCGTGCAGATAAGACTGTAAACGGAATAGAAATGCCATATTATAATTATCTGGCTGGTAAAAGATTGGTTCTTGTTGAAGGCATTGGATATTTCACAATAACAGAAATATCAGAAGATAACGATGGTGTTGTAGAATATAAAGAAATAACCTGTCAATCTTTAGAAGTAGAATTATCATCCAAAAGATTTGTCGTATACATATCAGGAGATGGTGTAATTGTACCTGCTGTAATCGATGAAGATGGTACAGTTTTAAGTGGAAGTTATATTGCAAATGTACCTGTACCTGTAGAATTAGATGCACTAATAAGAGATTTAGAAACTTATATTCCTCATTGGAGTTTTCCTGATATATATCCAATGACCCCTCCCGAGGGAGGACAGGGAATAACTATAATGACACCAGTGCCACCATCATTACAACAAAAATTTAGAAGTTTTGATATAACAGATAAAACCTTATATGATTTATTAATGACTGATGTTGAAGAATCTTATGGTTGTATTTTTGATTTTGATACATTCAACAATTATATATATATTTATGATGCCGCTGAAACTATAGGAGAAACAGATATATACATCTCTCACGATAATCTTATAGAATCAATAAAAGTAGAAGAAGTAACAGACGAACTTTCTACTTGCCTTTATGTTATGGGAGGAAATAGTTTAGGAATCAATTATGTCAACCCATTGGGGAATAACTATATGTATAATTTTGATTATTTTAAAAATACCAATTGGATGTCGCAGAGTCTAATAGATGACTTAGATGAATGGGATGCTTTATTTATCTCTGCATCACCCGCATATGCTGCCTTAGTAGAAGATATGTTTTTTTGTTATGGTAAATTAAGTGAATATGAAACTCTTTTAATTGCTGTATCTGGTTCTATTGCATATCTGAATACAGCAATAACCGAAGCAGAAAAAGCAGGACTTCCAACAGCAGAACTTGAAGCACGTTTAGCGGAAGCAGAAAATAAAAAATTAATTTATGAAAGAACTATAGATGCTTATACAATTAGATTAAATAGTAATCTAAGTATTATGGGAAATATGTCAGACGAATTATCTTTTGAGAATAGGTATATATTTCCTTTAAATGACTTTCTAGAGTTGCAACCATTTATAATACAAAGTAGTTATGTAAATGAAAATATTATACAAACAGAAAGCATGACTTCTGCATCTCTGTTGATACAATCTTATACTTTATATTTTCAAGCTTTAGAAGTATTAGACAAAGTATCATCTCCAAGATATACCTTTGAAATTGATAGCGTTAATTTTATGAATATCCAAAGTTTTCAAAAATTCAGAGACCAAATAATGTTAGGAAAAACTATTACTATAGAAATAAGAGAAGATGTATCAGCGTCTCCTATTTTGTTAGAAATGGACATGGGTTTTGATGACCCAACCGATTTTAAACTTGTTTTTGGAAATCGCCTCCGTATAGACGACGATGCGTTTAAATATGGCGACCTAATGAACAGAGCAATAAACGCAGGAAACTTCAATAGAGTTTATTCCCAACAATTAAATGATTTTTCTAGAAATTATCAAGGAAATGTAGATAATTTATTAACAGGAGTTACTGTACATAGTGATATAGGATTTAACGAAGGAGTTTATATTAATCAAGGAAATAGCATAAATCTTGTAACCCCTAGTTTATTATGGAATGGCTATCCTATTGGCACAGGTGCAGGTGGCACAGGTTTAACAGAAATAAAAATAACTTTATTTTCCGGCGGTGTCAGCGTAGCAATGTATGAGCCTACACCTATAGGTCTTAGTCTGGCGATTGCTGCATCTCTCGCAGGAGATGTTATTTTTTTACCTGATGTAGAAATTACCGGAGACTTTTCCATACCTGCGGGTGTAAATCTAGTCGGTGTTAGCAGCCGAGAAAGTATTATTCATGGAGAAATAATTATAGAACCCCTGTCACTTTTAGAAAATATTACGGTTATAAATCAACAAGATTCTGCACTAGGAATATCTGCTGTAATAGTCAAAGAAACAGTTGATTCTGTAGAAAGTTCTAAAATAAAAGGTTGTGAGCTATATGCTTATCAATGTGGTTCCGGCTCTGCTGTAGCTGTTTATATACCAGACCCTACAGTAGTTGTAGCTGTAGAAAATTCTACCATTATTGCCGATAGCAATAGCGGTACTGCATATGCGTTTGCAGCAAACACAAGTGCATATTGTAATGTTTACCATAGTGGTTATTATGCTAAAACCGAAATATTCTATAATTTGCCTTAATATATTATTTATATTGGAGATATGTTATGACCTATAAAGAAAACAGCAATGTGTTTTTAAATAACACCAGAAGATATTTAACAAGTTGGGCTAATGAAATATATGTAGCAACCGGGGAAAATGGGGTTTATTATACTGATAATTTTTTAGACCCTTTAATTCAACCTGTGTGGACCGCTATTAATAGTGGACTTGCTGGTACTAATTGCCAACAACTTCAGTTAGACCCATTCAATCAAGCCGGAAGGCAGTATGTATTAATAAATCTAGGGGATAATGATGTTCTATATACAAGGTATAATGGTGGTAATTGGGTAGAAATATTTAACAGTATAACTGCTAGTGTTTGGGCGGGGGCTGAAACACGTATTGCTGGTTTTTGTATTGACGAACATGTACCGGGAAGATTATGGGTATCCCTAAGTATTTCTTGGGCAGGAGGTGTTGTCCATAGTGACGATTATGGAAATACTTGGATTTATAAAAGAGTATGGAGTGGTTATAATTATGGTGTCGGTTGTATACGTGCATATGGGGATAGTGTTTATTTTACAGCATCGATTGGTGCAGGTGGTGCGGGAGTTTGTTGGTATAGTGCTACTCGTGGTAGTGGTTGGAATTATACAGTTATTGACCCTTGGAATTCGACAGCTTCAAATATGTTAAATCCATTGAGTCCACATAAAACATATACAGGTGGTGCTTATGCTTATGGTATGGATTTATTTCAAGTTTATGATACTGGTGGTCATACAAAATTACAGGATAGTTTAGTATCATTTCGCTCCGATACATTATGGTTTAACCCTATTGATGAAAATCATCAAAGAGCCGTAAGAAGCGGTAGATTATATACAACAACAGATTCTTGGTTAACTGTAGATACGGCTGTGGATACCAATCCAAATCCATATAGTATTGCACCTTGGGCTTCTAATGATACTGATAAGATGTTTTTAGGTACTAATACATGGGGAGGCGGTAATCATCATAAAATTGGTGCATTATTAGGAGAAAGAAATACAAATATAATAGGTATAGCAGGTACAAATTGTAATATACCTCCCTATATTGACAGCATACCAGATTTGTATGGCGGTCTTGCCATAGATGGTATTCAAGCAGTTAAATTGTCAACTAGTGACAACAATTATGGTATGAGAGTTTTTGAATGTGAGGATTAAATATGACTTTTGAAGAATATGCTAATGTATTTTTAGAAGAAAGCGGTACACCATGTATGGTTTTAGAAACAGAGACTATGATAGTACGCAATATGGAATGGATAATTAGTAATCAAAGTACCACATATCAACATCCTGATGCAAACTATATAATAAATCCAACAGGAATAACTGGCAATGCAAAACTTATGCATTCTTTTACATCTCCTAATGCTTATTATCAAGTAGGTACACAAGTGCGTTATGGAGATTATATATATTTTAGAGCACGTAACCTAGCATCAGCAAATCCTTATGCGTGGTATATTATAGAATACTGTATTTCTACAGAAAATAAAATAATTTTCGAAGTACCCGACATGGGTTGGTATAGTTATACAATAGGGCAAAGTGCGCATTTTTGTCCTATTGCACCACGCACTCTACTTTTATATGAACCTTATGATGGTTATGGCACAAATTCGGATTACATAAGAAAAATCTTTTTTTATGGTGATTCTGCAATGATGACAACTGAACTTGAAATTCAAACTATCCCCGGTGTACTTTCCAGATATATAAACTTCTTTGATGTTATAAAAGGGTCAGATAATCATATTTATGCTATTGTATGGTGTACAGAATATGATATACCTTATCCAGATATTGACCCACGCAGACATGCTTGGTATGTAGCTTATAAAGATTTTACAACTAACGGTGATTGGGAAAATATAGTACTTGATTCTCTACCAACATGGGGGGATATAGGCGTGTGGAACGGTTGGCAACCTATACTATTAGGAGATAAAGTAGTTACAATTAATGAAATGGAAGATACTGATTATAATGATTATGAGAGTATAGTAACATTTGACGTTATAGCTAAGACTCTTGTAAAATATGATTGGACACCCGGGGGATATCGCTGGACTAAATATGCTGGTCCTAGTTTAGGTACAACAAGTGCTTATTTTAATATAGTGAAATCTAGTCCATATAATTCTTGGATATATAAGCTTAATGCTTTAACTAATACATGGACAGAAGTAAGAGATATAGGAGGAGGAGGTAGTCCACCATATTGTGTAATTTTATCAAGTAGAACTCATGCGTATTTTTGGAATACTATTACTCATGATTTCTACGATGCAGAAACAAACACATTAATAGGAAATATAACTTTTCCTCATGTAAGCGGTGCACAGCAAACTAGTTTTCTAATAGATGATAATGATTTAATTTGGTATTATGAAAGCGGTGCGGTGAAAGCAAAAGATTTTAGTGATACGGTTGCTTATAGTAAAACTCTTACTGGCTTTACTCCGAAAACATATAC